GCCGTAGCCGGAGCCGTCGCCGTAGCCGTCGCCGGAGCCGTAGCCGGAGCCGTAGCCGGAGCCGTCGCCGTAGCCGTAGCCGGAGCCGGAGTCGTCGCCGTAGCCGTAGCCGTCAGCGCTCGGACTAGCCAACATGGGTCTTGGCCTCCATCCACGCCTCGACGGCCTTTGCCGTCGTCTCGATGACGGACGTGACCTTGCGCAGCTCGATCTTGTCGACCAACGCGCCGATCCGAGATCCAGCACCCGGACCATCCGAAGCCAGCCCCATGAAGCCGCCGGTCTTGGAGCTCCAATAGATGCAGTTGCGGGCCTGGGTGAGCGTGATGGTGTCGCCCTTAGTGTCCTCGGCGAAGCCAAAAAACACGCCGCGAAATTCCGTGGTCACAATGACGGGTCGAGATTTAGCCAATGGTGCCTCCTGTTGAAGTCCGTCACCGGGGCGACGAAGGCGGGGAGAGTTGCCGCCGGTGTCATGGGGAAGGGTGATCGTCGCCCCGGTGATGAGGCGACAATGCACAACGATTTATGCGTCGTCAACCAGAAAATGCACCCACAACTGTGCATAGGTGTTAACCTGTTGAAAACACGAGGGAGAAAAAATCAAACTTGACGGCGCATACACAACTATGCAAGATAGCAACATGAGCAAGAAACTACAGATCGACGAGATTGAGCGCGCCAAAGACGAGGTTCGTCAGGCCGTGCGATCGGGTCGTGTCACCAAGGCGCAGATAGCGGTTGAGACCGGGTTTCACCGCAACACGATGTTGGACATGCATCTGGCAACGTGGAACCCTAAAACCAACACGCTGTCAGCAATTCTTGAGGTCGTGCGCCGCCGCCCTTTGGGAAACGGCGTGAGGCACGGCGCAAATCAGCGTAGCGTCGCAGCATGAGCCCTTTGGCCAGCCGCCGAAAGGCTGAGCATAGGACAGCAGCATAGGGAGGACTGAGCAGGGCAGCGGCGGGGAAAGCAGGGCGACGGCCCAAGAGACCCGCGCAGATCGTGATGGGGTTGATAGCGATAGGCCGGACGACAGGTGTGATCCGCAAAGTCGGTGAATCCAAATCCCGGATAGTCCCATTCCTCTGGACAGCCGGAGTAGCGCCCGGCCTGCCCTGCCCAGTCCTCTCGTTTGTCAGCGTACAGCGTCCAGTGCGTAACCCCGGCCTTCGCTGGCCGGCGTACGAGGTGCCTGATCAGCACCGTTGGCCCGGCTCTGCCCAGCCCGTCCGCCGTCCTGCAAAGTCCGTAAGCGTGCGTAACCCCGGCCTCTCTGCCGGCGGTCGAGCTGCGTCCGGCTCCCCAGGTGAAATGCCCGCCTGACCGGATGACGGGGCTTCTCCGGCCCGCGCTCGATCGCCCGCAATGAGACCGGGAAAGCAAAAGGCCCTGCCAGGGACCAGACCGGCAGAGCCTAATGATGTGCAGGCGTATCAACCCTAGGACGAGTAGGGCGATGACTGGAAACATACTAGCAGACAGCGGCAAAATCAAGGAAATCGTTGTCAAGACAAAAGGAACGCCGACGCAAAAGCTGTTGGCAATCCTGATGCTCGCTGGCATCGACAAGACCGCCGACCTCGCCGAGATGACCGGCCTCACCGAGCGCGCTATCCAGACCGCGAAGCGCAACCTATTGCGCGAAACTGATTGCGTAACGCAACCCATTGCGCTTTTGGCGCAACCTATTGCGGTCGCGCGCGTAGAAGAAACTAACTTACCTTCTAACCTAGTTATTACCGTAGCTAGTGAAGAAGTGCAGTGCAGTGAAGTTTTGCTTCGCTCAAACGCGAAGCCGAAAAAGGAAGCCCACGGCACGCGGCTTGATCGCGAATGGCAGCTTCCCGACGACTGGCGGCAGTGGGCGAGAACCACGTTCCCGCAATCGACCGCCGAGAGCGTCACGACCGAGGCCGAGACATTCCGCGATTATTGGATCGGGGCCACCGGCCAGAAGGCCCGCAAAGCCGATTGGGAAGCGACGTGGCGCAACTGGTGCCGCCGGAACATGGCCACCGCGCCGATCCGGCCGCGCTCGCAGCCGCCGCCACAGGCCAATGGTTGGGAAGTCGAGAAAGCCGCCAAGCTGGCCCGCGCAAAAGCTCTGTACGACCAGATGGGAGGTAACGCGTGAGCAACATCCTCGTGAAGCGGTTGATCGTGATCTACGGCGAGCCTGAGAGCATCGATCCGAAAGCCTATCTCGAAGAGATAGAGAACCTGACCAATGGGTACGGGACCGACACACTCACCGAGGCGGCGAACGATTTGCTGTCCACGCATCGCTTCAAGACGTGGCCGACACCCGCGCAATGCGTGCAGGCTTGCCATCTTGCGGCCGAGCGTCAGGCCACGCGGAAGCCGCCGAAGCAATACAAGTTCCCGAGCAAGCGCGGGCCTTACGATCCGGTCACGGTCGAGAACTGGCGCAAAGCCCAGGAGTGGCGCAACAGCCTTCCCGACAATCACCCGCTCGTCCGCCAGGGCAACGCCTTTCAGGCCGCCATCAAGCCGATCATGCGGGACGTGTTCGAGGCCATGCAGCGCAACAGCCCGAACCGCGCTTTGCACGCCAAGCCCCTCACCGAGCGCAGCCGCCGCATGCAGGGGGACGACGCATGACCTCCAACGCCAACGTGCGCCAATACGCCGACGAGCTTTCCGACGTGATGATCGAGATCGAGGCGCAGAAGATCAAGGCGGCTGCGATTGTCGATGCGGCCAAGGAAGCAAATGTCTGCCCGAAAACGCTCCGCAAGGTCGCGAAAGAGCTGATCACGGACTCGTCGAAGCTGGCCAAGAAATACGCCGACGAAGAGCAGCTCGACATGTTCCGCGCTCAGGTCGGGATATTCAAGCGAAAGGGCCTTGACGAGACGGACAAGGCGGCAGCATCGGCCAAAGTAGCCAACACAAAGAAGCTGAAGCAGTCAGCAAAAGAGCTGGACGCGATGCTCGGCACGAACCTCGCAGGCAACTATGATGCCGATCAGAGGAAGGTCAATGCCTACGTTGCGCGGAGCGCCGAGCATGACTGATCTCGAAATTTACCTCGCCGAGATTGAAGGCCGTGCACGGGAGGCAGCGGAATGAGCCTCGTTACAGGGTCCGGCACATACCGCGCACCAGTCCAGCACAAGGATCACCTCTACGAGACGCCGCCGGAGGCCGTGCGCGCGTTGCTGGCGGTCGAGAACGTGCCGCCAGTAGTATGGGAGCCAGCCTGCGGACCCGGTGCCATCGTGCGCGAATTGGAAGCCTCAGGCCACACCGTCGTGGCATCTGACTTGATCGATTACGGGTGGGACCACTTTGCGCGGCGCGACTTCCTTATGGAACAGGCTATTCCGCTGCCGACCGTGCAGGCCATCGTCACCAATCCACCGTTCAAGCTGGCAGAGGAATTTGCAAATCGTGCAATTTCCCTCTCGCCCAAGGTCTACATGCTGCTTCGCCTTGCCTTTCTCGAGGGGCTGCGCTGGCAGGATCGCGGTTTAGCGGAGCATTTGCGCGCCGTTCACGTGTTCGCGCCGCGCTTGCCTTTCATGCACCGCGCCGACTTCGACGGCCCGAAAAACTCCAACAGCGGTTTCCCGTTCGCGTGGTTTTGCTGGGATCGCGAGTTCGTCGGCAAGCCGACGCTAGGGTGGCTGAATTGGAGGACCGCATGACCTCCGTCCTCTCCCTGATGGTCCTGATCCTCTCAGACGGCACGGAGGACCGCCACCTGATGACCTCGCACCGCTGCCGGATGGACCTGCTGGCGATCCGTGAGGTGCTGGACCGTCACCCCGGCGTGCCAGCACGAAACACAGCAGGCGTTCCAATCCTCGAGTTCCAGTGCAGGCCGTATCGGTTGGAGGCGCAGTCGTGAAGCTCCGCGTCCTTGATCTCTTTTCAGGTATAGGAGGGTTCTCCCTTGGACTCGAGCGCACCGGCGGATTCGAAACCGTCGCCTTCTGTGAAATCGAGGACTACCCCCGCCGCGTCCTCGCAAAGCACTGGCCAGGCGTCCCCATCTACGACGACGTTAGAACCCTCACAGCCGATGCTCTGGAGCGAGACGGAATTGCCGTCGATGTCATCTGCGGCGGGTTCCCGTGCCAGGACATTAGCTTCGCTGGAAAACGGGCTGGCCTTCAAGGTCAGCGATCTGGTCTCTGGTCGGAGTATGCCCGTCTCATTGGCGAGCTACGACCGCGCTTCGTCATCGTGGAGAACGTGCCAGGCCTGCTTAATCTCGGGATGGGAACCGTTCTCGGAGACCTTTCCGCGCTCGGGTACGATGCGACGTGGGACTGTATCCCCGCTGCCGCCGTTGGCGCCCCTCACCGACGCGATCGGGTGTGGATTGTTGCCTACTCCGGAAGCCAGCAACACGAAAGCAATCGCACTGCGAAGCGGCGGAAGACCACCGCGCAATTTCCTGCTGCCGACGCCCACGGCCAAGCAGTACGGCAGCAATCAATCGGCGAGCTCGGGAGCGGCTGTGAGACCGTCCCTAGCGCAGATGGTGCGGCGAAATCTCTGGCCTACGCCAACCGCCATAACGAACACGGGCGGGGCAGCAATGTGCAAGTGGGGAGGAAGCGGCGCACGCGCCAAGCTGCGAACGATGGTTACGTCCGAGGAAATGAATGGGGCGTTGAACCCGCCATTCGTCGAGTGGCTCATGGGGTACCCGATCGAATGGACCGCCTTAAATGCCTTGGCAACGCCGTCGTTCCCCAGATCCCCGAGCTTATCGGCCGCGCGATCCTCAAAGCAGAAGGCCTAGCCGCATGACCACCAAGCCCCTCACCGGCTTCAAGCACGTCACCGACAAGGAAGGCAAGGTCCGTGTCGTGAAGCGCGCTCCGCGCATGGCCGCAGGACAGGCCGCCAACGCCCACAAGAAAGCCGCGCGTCTCACGAAGGCATGGAGGGCAAAGTCAAAATGACCCGCGCTGACGCCCGCAAAGCTGCCGAGCTGTGCAAGGCCTGCAATAGATGGCCCAGCATTCACCCAGATTTAGTGCTCGAGTTACTTGATAGGGAACTTTTCCGAGATGACGAGCACGCTCATCGCCTACCGCACGCCCCCGCAGATGGAGCGCAAGGCCCTACAGGAGGCCAGGGAAGCCGGTCACCGCGCCTACGTCCCGACTGAAACAGTTCAGGCCCGCGAGCACAACGGAAGGTTCACTAGGGGCAAACGGCGCGTTCCTACGGCCAGGGGCTACGTGTTTGCAGAGGGGAAGCCCGCGGACGCTGAGCACATCAAGGGCGCGATCGGTCCCGTGTCCCGCGCCGAGCTCCGCCGCCTCTACGTCCGCACGTCAAAGACCAAGCGCACGCACAAGTTCAGCCCCGGCGATCAGGTCAGCGTCAAGCGCGGCCGGGATGCCGACCTCGCCGCCACCGTGACCGAGGTCATCCGTTCCGGCTGGTATCGTGTGCGGGTGTCGATGTTCGGGAAGGGGCATGACATCAAGATCAAGGAATCCGATCTCGCCGCCATGCATCCAGGCAGTTGACTAAAGCCGCGACGCAGCTTAAGGCGAATCAATCGGAACGGATGAGCGTCAAGATACCCGTCAGCGGTCTGCGTGGAAGCTGACGTGAGACGCCCCGGCGGAACATAGATTCCGCACCAATCTGGAATTGCGCCCACAGACACGAAGTCCCCGCCTGCTTCACGCGCGGGGCCTGAACCTTCCCAAGGCTCCCCGGCATGGGATGCGACCACAAGCCGAAAGGCTCTCAGAGCGTCAGGTGGCTAAACGAGCGACGCCGAGTGAACGCCAGCTTTGAGTAGGATCAAGGCGTGACTGACCGGAGAGACGGTCAACCTTTAACAGGAGCCGCCGTTACTAAACTAACCGGCGGGTTCCTTTACTTATCTCACGGCGGCCCGGTACTGACGCAACTCTCCGGGCAACCCTAACTGATCGAGTGTCACCTCAGATCGCCGGCCCGTGCTACGCCTCACTCTAGGCCGCTTGTGAGATCTTATATCCACCGATGACGGCAGATTGATGGCCTCCAACGTAGTCAAGCTCGATCCGATCAATTTCGCGCACGACCCCGTCGCCCTGCTCCGGCACATCCTGGCCACATCCGAAAACGTCGTCGATGCCGTCGTCGTCCTGAAGCTCCGCAACGGCAACGCCATCGATCACAGCACCCTCGGCGACGCCGACACGCTCTGGGAGCTCGAGCAGTGCAAGCGCCGCCTCATCGAGCCGTGACCGCTGCCCGCCTGTTCCTGCTTCTCGTCCTCGTCGTGTTCGTAGCTGCCGCCGCCCATCAGCTCACCGACCGGATCGCCCGCCTATGATCGCCGCCAGAACCCTGCAGATCGCAACCAACCTCATCGTCCTCGGCATCATCGCGCTCATGATGGCTGGAGCCTACACCGTCCCGTGAACGTGAAGCCGTCCACTCGTCCGCGTCTCCCGTAACCCCCAGGAGACACCACCATGACCGCTATCCGCTCCATTCTCGCCGCGCTCGCTCGTGGCTCCGCCGCCTACTGGAACTCGCACAACACCACCGGCCAGATCTGGCTAGGCATGGGTCTGATCGCGCTCATCGTCGATGCGGCGCTTTGCTACCAGTACGGTGTCACCCAGACCACTTGGCACGGCATCGGCTTCGCCGTCGTCGCGTTCTTCTTCGCAAAACTCCCCGATGGAGCTTACGCCGAGTTCGAGAAGGGCAACCGCCTGGCCGGCCTGGTGCTCGGCCTGCTCTGCATCCCGCTCGGCGCCGTCGCCTACCAGTCCCACATCGGCTACGGCGCCGGCGTGCGCATGGGCGACATCAAGCAGGCCGCCATTCAGGACATCAAGTACGAGGATGCCCGCGGCCAAGTCGTCGACAATGTCGCGAACGTCAAGATGTGGAAGGAGCAGCTCGAGAAGCTGAAGGCCGCCAACGGATGGTCTCCGACCACGAAGGCCGACGCCCTGCATTCCGAGCTTGCCACCATCCGCTCCCGCATCGACGAGGAGAAGAAGGGCACCCGTGGCCGCAAAGCCGGGTGCGGCAAGGAATGTGAGCGCCTGCAGAACGAGGCCGGCGATATCGAGAAAAAGATCGCGACAGTCGAGAGCGTGTCCGACCTAACCAGCAAGATCGAGGCCACGCAGCGCCTCGTCGACAAGTACCGCGAGGCCAGCGCCAAGACCGAGTCCGGCACGTCGTCCGTCGCCATGCAGGCTACTGCCAACACGCAGATGTTCGGCATCATCCGCGCCGCCTGGAAGGGTGAGCCCCTGGAGCAGGCGCTCAAGGCCACGGAGGATTCGGCCAAGCTCGCCAACCTCCTGATCACCGCCGCCGGATCTCTCGCCTTCATGTTGATGGCCCCGATCGGGTTCTTCATGGCTGGCCGCAACCGCCGCGACGACGACACGCCTCCCGTTCGCAGCGCCGAGCCCACGGAGAAATCCGCACCCAACGGCCGAGCCATGATCATCGAGCGCCTCGTGGACGACACCACGTTCGCCGACATGCTGGCTCGCCTGCCAGGACGCCGGGCTACCGCGTGAACATCAAGCGCCCCGCCTACCAGAACGGCAACAGGACCGCGACCGGCTGGCCTCTGCAGCTCACCCGCTACGAGGCCAGCAGCCCGCCCGATCCTGCCGATGTGCTCGACTGCCTGATCGTCCTCAACGACCGCACGGACGGATCACCGCGCACCCGCGTCGTCATCTCCAACGGCGCGTCCTTCGACACCCTCGCCTACGTCACCGATGCGGCAGAGCAGCCCCAGCCCATCGCTCTCACGACCCAGCACGTTCTCCCACCCATCGCACAGCCCATTGCCCTGCAGTCGCCGACCCACTTCAACGACGCTCCCCTCAGAGCCGAGATCGCCGATCTCAGAGACCGCGTGGCCTACCTAGAGAACGCGATCGAGATGCTGAAGCACTGGGGTGCTGTCAGGATCAAGGAACGGACTTAATCACCCATCCACTACCGGTGCGGATGGGTGTCGCAAAGTTGGCTCGATAACAAGTGTTGCACGTGAAACACGAACATGGCTGCTAGAACTGTGAAGGTCAAGCACGACGACGCAACGCGAGAGAAGATCAGGACTAGTCAGCTCCTGAATCGCTTGCATGCATATGCACTTAGTGAGGATGACCCGCAAAGCGGCAAGCCTGTCGAGTTGAGCAGCACTCAGGTGAAGGCCATCGAGGTGCTTCTGCGCAAGTCGCTGCCCGATCTTCAGTCGGTCGAAGGGTCTATGGACCTCCACCATCACAAGCACGAAGAGGCCATTGGCGAGCTTGAATGAGCGGCATGTCTGACCGCGAGCGTGCTGTCCGTCAGAAGCTCAAAAGCGACTTTGGACACTACGCTTCGCGCTGCCTCAAAATCCGGACCAAGACCGGCGAGGTGCACCCGTTCGCGATGAACCGGAGTCAAGCCTACCTTCACGACCGGCTAGAGCAGCAATTGAAGGACAAAGGCCGGGTTCGTGCGCTCGTCCTCAAGGGCAGGCAGGTTGGAATCTCAACCTACATTGCCGGCCGCTTCTACTGGAAGATCAGCCACCGCTTCGGCACACGGGCCTTCATCCTGACCCATCTCGACACCGCTTCAGACAATCTTTTCGGGATCGCTAAGCGGTATCACGAGAATTGCCCCGAGCTGGTTCGGCCTCAGACGGGGAAAGCCAATGCTAAAGAGCTGTCCTTCGCCGTTCTCGATAGTGGCTACAAGGTTGCGACAGCAGGCTCGGCAGAGGTTGGCAGATCTGAAACGATTCAGATGTTTCACGGCTCTGAGGTCGCGTTTTGGCCCAACGCTCAGAACCACTCGGCCGGCATCAGGCAGGCCATCGCCAACGTGGCAGGAACCGAGGATATTCGAGAGAGCACCGCCAACGGCATCGGGAATGCTTTCCACGCTGAATGGAAAGCTGCTGAGCGCGGGGACAGCGACTACGAGGCGATCTTCATTCCGTGGTACTGGCACGAGGAATATGCCACGGCCGCACCTGCCGATTGGACACCTCCGGAAGCTTGGCGTGCCTACGCAGAAGCCTACGGCCTGAGCGCGGATCAGCTCCATTGGGCATGGCGCAAGAACCGCGAGCTGGCGCACACGGCCGGTGGCTCATCGGATGAGCCCTGTTGGCAGTTCAAGCAGGAATATCCTGCCAACGCCGACGAAGCCTTCCAGACCTCAGGTGCAAACGCGTTCATTTCGCCTGAAACCGTTCTCAAGGCACGCAAGAACAAGACTGCCGGCTATGGTCCGATCATATTGGGCGTCGATCCTGCCCGCGGCGGCGGTGACAAGACCGGCGTGATTGACCGCCAAGGCCGCGTACTAGGCGGCAACATCACCAAACGCCTCGACAACAACGACCTGATGGCAACCGCTGGCGACATTCAGAAGATCGCGCGAGACATCAAGGCCACTAAGATCGTGATCGACACCACGGGGCTGGGCGCTGGTCTTTACGATCGGCTCCGCGAATTGCTCGGCGACATGGTCGAGGGCGTCAACTTTGGCTCGCGCGCTCACAATCAAAAGGCCTACGCCAACCGCCGCGCCGAGATGTGGGACCGCATGCGCGAATGGTTCGAAGACCCGGCAGGGGTGCAGGTTCCCGATATGGACGATCTGCAGGGCGACATCTGCTCCCCTGTCCGCGGCAACGGTGCCACGCGCTTCACATCGAATGGGCAGCTTCTGCTCGAGGCCAAGGACCACATCAAAGAGCGTCTCGGGTTCTCGCCTGATCTCGGCGACGGCGCGGCTTTGACATTTGCCCTCGATCTGTCTGCGGCGACCGTGACGGACTGGGCGTTCGGAAACGTCGCTGGCGCCGAGGGCGCATGGATGGGAGCTTAGAATATGATTTCTACCAGCTCGCGGCCGCAAGGAATTAAATTCTAGTGGCAAGCCTCGGCTACGGCCAGCCCGCGCAATCCGACAAACCGGAAGCGAAGACCGAGAAGCGGGACGACGCCGCACTCGTCAAGGAAGCGCGCGACCGGCTCGATCAGGCGTACCAGTTCGAGCGCGAGAACCGCCGCGAAGCCGCGATGGATATGGCCTTCGTCGCGGGCTACCAGTGGCCGGAGTCGATCAAGAAAGAGCGCCAGGCCGCCGGCCGCCCGATCCTCACCATCAACCGTTTGCCGCAGTTCATCCGACAGGTGACGAACGACATTCGGCAGGCTGATCTCGCGATCAAGGTCTCGCCGGTCGATGACAACGCCGACCCCAAGCTCGCGAAGATCCTCAACGGCCTGCTGCGTCAGATTCACTATCAGTCCAGCGGCAAGCACGTCTACGGCACGGCGGCCGAGCATCAGGTCGCCTGCGGGATCGGCTGGTTTCGGATTTGCACCGAGTACACCGACGACAGCGCCTTCGATCAGGAGATCCGGCTCAAGGTCGTTCGCAACCCGCTGAGTGTGTATTGTGACCCGGCCTCGATCGAGCCCGACCGCTCCGATGCGAATTGGATGCTCGTCACCGAGATCATCCCCACGGCCGAGTTCAAGACACGCTATCCCAAGGCGTCGCTGGATGGCGTCGATCCGCCGACCGATGGCACGGGCGACCGCCTGACATGGCTCACGCGCGACGGCGTGAGGATTGCCGAGTATTGGGTGCGCCGCCCGGTCAAGAAGACGCTCGGCCTTACGCCCACAGGCGAGACGTTCGACCTCTCCAAGTTCCCCAAGGCCGCGATTGACGAGGCGATGGCCCGCGGGATGTTCGTCAAGCTGCGGCAGGCGGACAGCTACAATGTCGAGCAGTACATCGTGTCCGGCAACACGGTGCTCGAGGGCCCGTATGAGTGGGCGGGAAAATGGATTCCCATCGTCCCCGTGATCGGGTCCGAAGTGCCGCTCGAGACGGCCATCGTGCGGCACGGCCTGATCCGCTTCGCGCGTGATCCGCAGCAGCTTTACAATTACAACCGCACGGCCTCGGCCGAGACGCTGGCGCTGCAGCCCAAGAGCCCCTGGCTCGTCACCTTCAAGATGATCGCGAAGGTCAAGGGCATCTGGGACAACGCGAACAAGACCAACACGCCCTATCTACCCTACGAGGCCGACCCGGATCAGGCTGGAGGACCGCAGCGCCAGCACCCGCCGCAGATGCCGGAAGCGTTCGCGCGGGAAGCGCAGATCGCCGACATGGACATGAAGGCGACGACGGGCATTTACGACGCCTCGCTCGGTGCCAAGTCCAACGAGACCAGCGGCATCGCCATTCGCAACCGCGAGAGCCAGGGCGACACCGCGAATTACCACTACGGCGACAACCTGCAACGGAGCATGTGGCACGCCGGCCGGATCATGATCGACCTGATTCCGAAGATCTACGACAACGAGCGCGTCGTGCGGATCATGGGCGAGGACGACAGCGAGGAGTCCGTCAAGATCAACCACGTCGGGCCCCCTGGACCGGATGGGTTGCCGACGATCCTCAACGATCTCTCGACCGGCCGCTACGACGTGCGGGCCACCATCGGCCCGAGCTACTCGACGAAGCGCATGGAAGCCAGCGACACGCTGATGGCCTACCTCAAGGCCGATCCTGAGGCGCTGCCGATGGTTCGCGATCTGGTGGCGAAGAACTTCGATTGGCCCGGCGGCGACGAGATGGCCAAGCGGTTCAAGAACAGCATTCCGCCCGCGCTCATGGTCGATCCGGACGACCCGGAAGCACCGCCGCCGCCTCCCCCGCCAAACCCGCTCGATGATCCGACGATCCGCGCGGATGTGGAACTCAAGGCGGCGCAGGCCACCAAGACCTTCGTCGAAGCCGACAAGCTCAAGCTCGAAGTCTCGGCCATGGCCGCCGGCGCGATGCTGCCGGCGCAGCCGCTCCCGCCCGTCGAGGCGCTGTTCCCCAAGATCCCGCCCGCTCCGATGCCAGGCCAAGAGCCGGACATGGATCAGCAAGGCGCCCCGTCCGACTTCGACACGGACAACATGATGCAGGGCAACGGCGCCATGCCGCCGCCCGGTGCTGCGTTCCCCGGCCAAGAGCCGCCACCACAGTAAGGCTTTCCACCCATGACCGACATCACCCCGGCTCCGGCCGCTATGCCTGTTCCCGCGTCTGTGAGTATTCCCGTCCCCTCGGCCGCAGTGCCGCCCACGACCAACACCCCAGCCCCGCCCGCGGCTGCACCCGAGCCGGCGAAAGCCGAGACGGAGAAAGCGGAGACTGAGACCAACGACGACCAGCCCCGCGGTGACGACGGCAAGTTCAAACCGAAAACCACCGCAGAGGACCGCAAGGCCAAGATACAGTCCGACATCGACCGCATGACCGCCGAGAAGCGGACGGCAGAGCGGGAAGTGTCGAGGCTGCGCGAGGAAGCCTACCGCCTGCAGCGTCAATTGCAGGAGCCGCAAGCCCCCGACGCCGACCCCTACGACCCAGCGCACAACATGCGCAAGGCCGTGCGGGAGGATCGCTTGGAGCAGACGGCGCAGGCCGCTCAGGAGGCGTTCAACGCCGCCCAGAACGCCCGCGCCCAGATGTTCATGGCGAAGATCGAGGCGGCCCGAGAAGCCATTCCTGATCTGGATCAAGCGCTCGGCGAGTTTGCCAAGCTCCCGGTGACGGAAGCGGCTTCCGATCTCATCGCTGAAAGTCCGAAGTCGGCAGAGATCGCCTATTTCCTCGCGAAGAACCCGGCCGACGCTCACCGGATTGCTCGTCTGCCCGCTCATCTCCAGGGCGCCGAAATAGCGCGTATCGAGGCCAAGGTCAGTCAGGCCCCGCAGCCGCGCAAAACCTCCAACGCTCCGCCTCCGCCTCCGATGATCGGCGGCACGTCATCCCCGACCTCGAAATCGCTCTCCGAAATGGGCGTCGAGGATATCGGCAAGATGATCTACGGGCGGGCCTGATCCGATAGGGACACGATACCATGAGCAATACGACCCTGACCGCCGACGTTGTCGCGAAGGCCGCACTGGCTATTCTCGACAACGAGCTCGGCGTCATCAAGACGTTCCACCGCGCCCACGAGGAGGAGTTCTCCCAGCAGGTCAACGGCTACAAGATCGGTGACACGATCTCGATCCGCCGCCCGGCTGATTTCACCGTTCGCACCGGCGCCACGCTGAGTGCTCAAGACGTGATCGAGGGCAAGACGACGCTGACCATCGATCAGCAGTGCGGCGTCGATTTTCAGTTCACGAGCACGGACCTGACGTTGAAGATCACGGACCTCGCCGAGCGCGTCATGAAGCCGGCGATGTCGTCGATCATCAACTACATGGCCAACGACGTTCTGACCCAGCTCTACTACGGCACGTACAACTGGGTGGGCAATGTCGGCGGCACGGTGGACACCTTCGCCAAGCTGGCGCAGGCGCCGCTGCGCATGGATACGTTCGCCGTTCCTCAGGAGAACCGCAACGCCGTCCTGTCGCCAGCCGACTTCTGGGGTCTCGTCGGATCGCAGACCGCGCTCTACATTCAGGACGCGGCCAAAGACGCCTACCGCAATGGCTCGCTCGGCGTCATCGGCGGTCTCGACACGCGCATGAACCAGATGGTGCCGACGCACACGGTCGGACCCCTGGGCGGCACGCCTCTGGTCAACGGCGGAACGCAGAACGTCACCTACGACACCGCCAAGAATAGCTGGTCGCAGAGCCTCATCACGGATGGCTGGACCGCTGCCGCGGCATCCCGCGTCAAGAAGGGCGACGTGTTCACGATCGCCAACGTGTTCGCGGTCAATCCCAAGACGAAGGCGACCACCGCCACGCTGCAGCAGTTCGTGGTGGCGGCGGACGGTTCGTCGGACGGCAGCGGCAACCTGACGCTGACGATCTCCCCGCCGATCATCACGTCGGGTCCGTACCAGACCGTGAATGCCGCGCCGGCCGACAACGCCGCCATGACGTTCAAGGGCACCGCCTCGACCGGATACGCGCAGAACCTCGTCTACCACAAGAACGCCATGGCGCTCGCGATCGTGCCCATGGAGATGCCGGCGGCTGCCTACGGCGGGCACCGCGATACCTACAAGGGCCTCTCGCTCCGCGTCATCCCGATCTATGACGGCACCAACGACATCAGCAAGTGGCGCCTGGATCTGCTGTACGGCCGCCGCCTGATCGATCCGCGCCTCTCGACCCGCCTGACGGCCTGAGGTCAGCACATGACGACAGCTCGCCAGATCGTGACGAGAGCGCTGAAACTCGTTTCCTACTATGCGGAGAACGAGGAGCCGTCCGCGGCTTCCATCGCGGATGGTCTCGACGCGCTCAACGCCATGCTGGCGAGCTGGCACAACAACGGCTTGCTGATCTTCTATCCGCCCGGCAAGAACTGGCTCGGCGACTGGAAGAAAAACTACGTCTACGCCGTTGACGACGCGGTGTCGCGCAACGGTTCAACCTACGCCTGCGCCGTTGCGCACACCTCGACCGCGAACGACTTTCCAGGGTCATCCGCGAATTGGGGGGACTACTGGACGCTCTACGCAGAAACGCCGATGACGCTGGCCTCGACGTTCCCGCTGGAAGCGCACCACGAGCGCGGGGTTCAGGCTCTCCTGGCCATGGACCTCGCGCCGATGTTCAACGTCGAGCCGAGCGCGTTGGTTGTGCGCATGGCGAACGACGGCATGAACGGCATCTATGGGCAGTATTTCCGCGTGCCAGAGGCGTCCAGCGATCCGGGCATCACGCGCATGCCGTCGCAGATCTGGCCCTATTCCATTCCATCGGTGAGCTGATGCCCATCCTCCCGATCTCGCTCGGCACACAGTCCAATCCGGGTCGGTTCTCGACCGCGGGCTCGGCGCGTCTGGTGAACCTCATGGTCGAGCAGTCGGGCCAGGAGGGGAAGACCACGACGGTGCTCTACCCGGTGCCAGGGTTGGCCGCGTTCGCGAGCTATCCGGCAGCGGCCGGCGGCGTGCGGGCGATGCTGGCGACGGACAACTGGCTGTACTGGGTCGCCGGCCGCCTGTTGCTGCGCACCGATCCGGCCGGAGCGACGCAGTTCATCGGTGGGATCCCGACCGATGGCCTCGTGACCATGGCCCGCAACCGGGCCGATCCACCGCAGATCGGCATCTGCTCGGACGGTCTGTTCTGGGTGTGCGAGGATGCCGTTCTGGCTGCGAATACCGACACCGATCTGCCGCCGTCATCGTCGCTCGCCGTGCTCGACGGATACGGCATCCTCCCCGGATATGGTTCGGTTTTCCACATCTCGGATGCGGACGATTTCAGGTCGTTCGACCCGGTCGACTTCGCCCCGGCCGAGGCGAGCCCGGACGCCACCATGCGCGTCGCGGTGCGGGAGAGCGAGGTGGTGTTTTTCGGCCGCGACAGCATCGAGTGGTGGCAGAACAGCGGTGGCGAGTTCCCATTCTCGCGCGTGCAGACCGCCCGGATCGGGTGCCTGTCGGCCGCCTCCGTCGCCAACGTGGATCGCACGCTGGCGTGGGTCGCGCATGACGGCACCGTGAGGCTGATGGAGGGGTATGCTGGCAAAGTCGTTTCGACCCACGCGATCGACCGCTTCATTGCCGACGAAGCCGACAAGGGGGATTTGTCTGCCACCTCATGGGCGCAGGACGGCCACACGGTCTATTGCCTGAGCGGCACGGCCGAAACATGGGCCTACGATCTCGGAACGGGGCTCTGGCACAACCGCGCGAGCTACGGATCGAGCCGCTGGCGGTGCAGCCACGTCGTCCAGTTCGCCGGCAAGACCATCGCGGGTGATGCCTCAACCGGCACGCTCTATCAGATGCACCGCGACCACACCGACGAGGCGGGAGAGCCACTGATCTGCGAAAGCGTCACGCCGCCGAACCACGCCTCGCCAGAGCGTCTGCAGGTCGACGCGCTCCATCTCGACGTGATCACCGGCCAGGGCCTGGTGCCCGGCGACGACACGACGGCAGACCCTCAGATCATGGTCCAGGCCTCGCGTGACGGCGGGGCGACGTTCGGCGCCGAGCGCTGGATATCGACAGGACGTGCGGGCGAGCGCGTCAAGCGGATCGTGCTGCGCCGATGGGGGGTCTACGGCGTGCAGGGCGTGACATGGCGCGTGCGGTCGTCGGCGGCGGTCGCACGCGGGTTTCTCAGCGCGCACATGGATGCGCAGAAGCTGAGGGCATGAACCCAGAGCTCTACCGCGTACTGACGCGGATCGCGACCAAGGCCGGGAAGGCGATACCTCGCGCGGACACGCCGCTGACTGACACGGCATGGGTGCGGTTCTTCACCGCCGTGCGCGACTACATGGGGGCATGACATGGGATTCTTCCGCGATCTGTTCGGCGGCGCGAGCGGCAAGCGGGCGGCGAATGCCGGGGCTGATGCCGCGAGCGCCTACACCAACAGTGGTTATGGCAACTACCGCGACAACGTCGGTCAGGGCTACGACAAGGCCGACAGCATCCTGTCGGGATATGAGGCGCCGGGGAAGCAGGCCTATTCGCAGTATGCCGACGCCATCGGGGCCAACGGCGCCGGCGGGTATCAGAACGCGCTGGCCAACTTCAACGCCGATCCGTTCAGGCAGGGCCAAGCGGATGCGGCCAGTCGCGCCATCCGCTCGACATTCCGCCGCTACAATGCGCAGGGCATGGGCAACAGCGGCACGGCGGGCGCTGCGGTCGGCCGCGTCGGCTCCGACATCTACGGCCAGCAGGTCGCGGACTACCGCAATCGGCTGATGGGGCTCGGACAGCAGGGCGCGCAGTTCGGAACGGCACGGGCCAGCAACGCCATCGGCCGCGGCGAGGCGATGGGCGGCAGCTACGTCAACCAGAACAACGCGCTCGCCAACATCGAGCAGCAGCGGCAGCAGAACATCTACGGCGCGCAGCAGGCCGGCATGAACAACCTGATGAAGGGGCTCGGGGCCATCGGTGGTATGGCGATCAGCGGGTTCGCGCCGGGGGCTGGCGGCGCGTCGGCGTTCGGGAACATGCGTAACGCATTGATGGGTCCGCAAAATCAGGGCGGGTGGAACACAACCGTGATGCCGGGGTGAGACCATGCAACTCCGCAACGCGCTGATGCCGATGGAACTCGGCCCGGCGGCCGACGTCGGCAACTTCACGAACCCTCTCATGCAGGGCCTGCAGACCTACCGCCAGGGGATGGACAAGCAGTTCGAGGGGGATCGGGCGCTGGCGGCCGAGCGCATGAACAAGCGCAAGCTCGACATGCAACTTGACGAGCACGAATACACCAAGCGCAAGCGGACGATCGAGGACATCGGCAATCTGGCCGTTGCCGCCGACGCAGAGCAGGACCCGGCCAAGCGCGCCATGATCCACAACGCCATTCTGGCCCGTCACCCTGACGTCAACAGCCTGCCGCCGATGTACCGCGATCCCATGGTCGGCCCGCGGTTGTTGATGGCGGAGGCGGGCAAGGCCAAGAACAAGCTGGACGACGATTACAAGCAATCGCAGATCGGCCTCAACAGGGCGCATACGAACTTCTACAACAGCCGCGCGGCGGCAGCGGCTCCGCAGGCGGCAGCGCCACAAGCCAATCCGGCCGCCGATCCCCTGCAAGGGGTTGGTATGGATGAGGACGGGAAACTGATCGTCCCAGGACGATCACCGACGCCGCAGCCGGAGCAACCGCCGGCCTACGGCCAGGGCCAGGGCGAAACGTGGCAACTTCCCCGCCAGTTGCCGGAGCCGATGCGCCTCGGCGGCCCGCGCGACGATATCGACGCCTCGATGCGGGTGGATGAGGGGCGCGGTCAAAAGGGAATCCAGGTCGCCGAGGCGGATGCAGTCAATCCGGAGATTCTGCGCAAGCTCGAGAAAAGCCGCATGATCGAGCGACAGATCGGACCACCTCCACGGAACAAGGCTGGTGGTCAAAACATATGGACCCTGGACGACGGCGGTAATCCCATTTCAGTGCCTATGACCTCGTTCGCGGAGGACTTCGAGAGGTCATCTGTTCAACCGCAATCCCCATCGCCGATGGAGCAGGCCAGGGCGCGGATGTATGGCCCGACCGGGATGACATCGCCGAGCGTCCCTGGTGTGGTCACCGACGCTGGCCGCAACCGCCGGGTCGATGTGCCGGCCACGCGCGAGATGCAGGGCCAGCGCGCCATGGATGCAGCGTCTTCCGAGCAGCAGGAGCGCTTGCGCGCCTTCCGGCAGGATCAGGAGTTGTGGAGCGGCGTCTATAAGCGCCAACCGCGAGCGGGATATTACTACGGCCCAGATGGGCGTGAACTCGCGCTCACCGACAAGAACTTCAAGGGCGACAAGGAAGCCCAGGCGCAAGCCCTGATCAACATGGAGAAAATCACGCAGGCGTCGAAGCGGCTGCTACAGGATACATACATCGGACGCACTGTCGCGGGGGCCGCCAACATCGGCGAGACCGGACAGGCCTTCGCCGACATGAAGCAGGCCGCACTCGGCATCGCCTACGCGCTGTCGGGAAAGACCGTGGCCGTTGCTGAAATGAACAATTTCATCGACGCCTACGGCCCTCGCCCTGGCGATGGGGATGCTCGCATCAAGGCCAAGACAGAGCGCATGATGCAATTCTACCACGCGCTGTTGTCGGCCAATCGCGGCGGCCAGGACTACGACAAGGCGTTTGCTCGAGCCATGGCCACGATGGGCGTCAAGAACCCGGACGGAACGCTCGCCGGTGGTCCGCAAGGCCCGTTGTCGGCATCCGATGGCGACCGGGCCACGAAACGCGCGCCTGACCTCTCCAAAGTCTCGACCGAGGATCTGCTGCGGCAGCTCAACGGTGGCCGCTGATGGCCGATCAAGCAACCCTCGACATCTACGCCGAGCTTTACAAGCGAAACGCCGTCCCCGAGCAGCACAAGCCCATCGTCGACGAGCTGGTTCGGCGCGGCGTCATCGGGGGCAAAAAGACCTACGGCCCCGGCGACACCCTGGACGATGGGACGGTGCTCGACGATCAGGGTCTCGAGCGCGGCAACGTGCTGCCGATCGCCAGAGACCCGAACACGAACACCCTGTCGCTGGCCGTGCCGGGCATGCTGTATCATCCCTACAGCGCCTTTAAGAAATCGGCAGAGACCGGAACCATCACGCCCGGCGATGCGCTCGGGATTGCCGGGATGGGCATCACCGGCACCAACTTCGTGCCCAAGCCGGTCCCCTACACGCCCGCGATCTCTCCCGGGCGACAGAACGCGTTGATGCGGTCCTCCGAGTTCGAGGCTGCAGGGGTTCCCGTGTTCGCGCCGGCGCTTCGCGACAACATGCCCGGCGCCGAGACGGTGATGGGTGGCCTGTTCGGCGGGCCGCTCCGCAATCGGGCGCAACTGTCCATCCAGGGTGTGGAGCGGGGCGTGCAGGACGCGATTGCCCCGACGGGTGCAGCACGTCCGGTCAACGAGATCGGCAACGAGGTCAAAGGCGATCTGCGCCGGTCCATCGTCGAGCGCTCGCGTTCTCCCGAAGAAATCGACAACATGACCCGTTTCGAGTTGCAGGACATTTCGGGTGTCGGTCCTGGACCGAACGCGCCGCGCAATGCCCCGCCGGTACCGCGGGTACAGCCCGAGCCCTGGAATCCGCAGCGGCGCGCGATCACCGATGCCGATGTCGATGCGGCGATGCAAAATCCGCCGCGATTGCCGACGCCGGTTCCGCGCCAGGTGATGCTCGAGGACGTGATCCTGCCGCCGCAGATGGAACGCGCGGTGCAGGATGCCGGTGCGAGCCGGGCTGCGGCCGAGCAGTTCTTGTCGGGGAACGCCGACAAACATCAAGAGCTGCAAGGCCGGTGGCAGCAATTGAGCGAGGCCGAAAAGAACCTGCCGGAGGTGCCGCGCCCGCGTCCCGTCGGCGGGCGGTTTTCGTCGCCGCAAGAGGCCGCCCAGCATGCGGCGTCCGAGCAGGCCTATAACGCGACGCTGCCGCAGAGGCAGGCGCTCGCCCGCACGCGAGCGCAACTCGAACAGGAGTATGCGCCGTTTGCCCAGGCGGAGCGCGCCCTGGCCGATGCCGACCATGCACACCGGCAGGCCAACGCGTACCGGCATGCCAATCTGACGCGTGCACAACAAGCCGAGGCCGAGCGCGTCTCGCGCGAAGCTCAGGACAACTACCAGCTTCGCATGTCGAATGCGCGCGAGGAAGCCCGCCAGAGGGCGGAGCGGCTGGCCGACGTCGAGCATCTGGCCGATGTCAACGACCCGGCCCGCCGGTCGGCCTTCGAGGCTCAGGCCCGCAACCGCGCGCGATCCGAAACCGAGCGCGCGCAATACACCGCGGACCAGAACTATCGAACCGAGTTGCAGACCCGCCAGGCTCAGGCCATCCCGCAGCGCGTCGGCGGCAACAGCCGCGAGTCCTACAATACGGAGTTCGATGCCGGCTACGCGGCGGCACGAGCCAACACGCCGCCGATCCAGATGAACCCACTCGGCCGGCTCGGGGATGCGCGCCTGAGCGAGACGGCAAAGCTGCTTGATTCCGTGGCGACGGACTATCGCAAGCAAGGACTTTTGCCGGGGTATCGATCCGGTGAGGTGTTTGCCGATAATGGCACCGTAAAGCCAGAGATACTTTCGATCATCGACCGTCTCGGCGGCCCCGGCGTCTCCCAACGCATGCGAGCCCTGTCCGAGCGCCGGCCGCGCGGAGCGGCCCAGCTCGGGATCGAAGGGCTCGACCAGATCCGGACAGCGATCGGGCAAGCGCTTTCTGACGCCAAGCAGAAGCCCATCGGCGGGCTGACGCAAGGCGAGGGCGCCTCGCAGCGGGCACGCGCGGCGTTCCTGTCCAGGCTGTATGATGCCGTCGGGCGCGATGTCGATCAGGCCGTAGCCAATGTCCCCGGCGGCGAGCTGGCGTCCCGACAGCGCACGGTCCTGCGAGACAGCTACCGTGATTTCATGACGGAGATACGGGCGCCCCTGTCGAAGCTGTTCGGCGAGAAGACCACGCCCGAGCAGGCCGTCAAAATGCTGACCGATGCCGCGCGCGGCGGCGATCGCGGCAACATCAACCTGCTGAACGCTTATTTCCGTGTCGCACGTGAAAAAGGCGATGTCGTCAGGGCATCCGGTGCCATCCTGACGGAGATGGCGCAGGGGGGGCTCGAGGGTTTCCTGGCGTCCTACCGGGGCATGCCGCCGGAGGTGCGGACACTGATGAGCCAGGGCGAGATGCGGCCGATCTTCGCGCGCCTGGATGCCCTCGCCACGGTCGGTGGACACCTTGAACGCTACGCTCGCCTTGCGCGTCCCGATCAGTCCGTCGCCGACGTTGCCCGCCGCGTGGCGAGCGGAAACAACGCGCTGATGGGCCTGATCACCTATCTGCATGCGCCCTCGGCCATCGTCTACGCTGTGGGGCAGGCCGGCGCCGCGCGGACCATGGCGAGCCCTGCCTTCCAGCGGTGGCTGACACGAATGCCGGTGACGCGGACGCCAGCCGATAGACGCGCCCATATCAAGGCCTTGGTGCACGTTCTCGCCGCGCAATCCGGCATGAGCGAGCCGGCCGCCAAAGAGGTCAAGCGCATGCTGATGGATGACGACGGGGGGCGGACATGAGACGGCTGAGGAATGCCTTGATGGCAAGCATGTATGGCGACGACGACCCGAGCGAAATTCCGCCGGAAGGGTTCGTCGAGGGGGAAGTCGGTCCTCCCGACCAGTACATTCCACTGGACGAAGAAAGCCGCAACGCGTTGATGCCGAACGTTCACTTCGCCGGGTTCGGAGGGGGCGCGAACGGTCGCCGGGCCACCCGCTCGAACAACGCATTCGAGATCGAGCAGTACCTGCGAGGCCTGGCGCAGACGCCGGAGGGCGCAACGGATGCGGGTGTCGCAGAGATCATGGGACTTTCCCATCAGTACGGCGTGAGGACGCCGTACGATCGCGCCTTCAACGAGCCTCCGGCCGCACGTGCCCCGGCATTCGGATCATCTGGCAAGCCCCGCCCTCTGATGCGCGGGCCGGACGATTACAAGGACGAGCGCGGCGGGCGCGGTTCATTCTGGGATGACAACGACCCGTCCGTGTATGAGCCAGAGTATCAGGCCCGCTACGGACGGCGCTGATGTCCTATTCTGACGGCCGACCCCGCAACGCGTTGATGGCCGGATTGCCGCAACTGGCGCTGTTCGGAGGGGAGAAGGCGAAGGGCGCAGACCTTGCGGCCTTGGAGCGGGCCAAGGCCCTGCAGAAGCAAGGTCTCGATCCATGGGCCGAGGGCTGGTTTCAGGACCCGACGGGCTGGTCGTTCGAGATCGACGACAGCGGCTATGCAGAGCAACGCAATGCGCTGATGCCGGTGCAGGGGCGTGCAATCACACGTCCTTACGGCCAGACCTACAGTCACCCCGATCTCGAGCAGAGCTATCCCGATTTCATCTCGCGATCTCGCGTGACCGTCGATCCTGAGCTTGCCCGCCGCGAGGATGTCGATGGCATGGTGACGGAAGGCAATCGGGTGTGGGTTGATCCGCTATTGCCTTTCGAGAACCGGCTATCGACTGGCCTGCACGAGACGCAGCACGCCCTCGACAACTACGAAGGCCGCCGCCGCTTCAATGCTCCGGACTACCTGAAAGACCCGCGCGAACAGCGTGCTTTCAATGTCGAATATCGACGTGGACTGACGCCTGAGCAACGGCGTGCCATTTCTCCATCAAAGACACTCCCGGACGCCATTAAGGCGTACCGCGACAAAGACTGATCACCCTGTCTCGCGTCGCATCCCCCAGGGACCAGCGATCTCATGCTCGATTCCGTCACTATCCTCGATCCGGGCGCCCGCGTCACGGATGCGAACGGCGATCCCGTGTCCGGGGCCAAGCTCAAGTTCTACGACAGCGGCACGAGCACGCCGAGGACGGTCTATTCCGACAGCGGCCTGACCGTGTCGCTCGGGGCCACGGTGACGTGCGACAGCGGCGGCTATCCCACGTCTGACGGGTCGACGAAAACCCTGATCTGGACCGGAACGGCCGCCTACAAGATCGTCATCACCGACGCTGACGATGTGGTCATCGCCACGCATGACGGCATCACCGGCGCCATCTCGTCGGCCGATCTCGGCGGGACAGGAACCGGCGTGTGGTCGACCCCGACCACGGCCGTCACGACGGATGGCGTCGACACCGTGGCGTCGCTCGGGAAAGTGGTGCAGTGCGATCCGACGGGGGGATCGTTCACGCGGACCCTGCCGTCTGCTGTCACCGCGGGCAACGGCGCCCGCATCGGCTATCGCCACAACGGCACTGCTGGGCAGGTCAAGCTCGCGCCTCAGGGCGGCCAGACGCTCGCGCTGGCGACGGGCGTTGCCGCGTCTGGCTACGCTCTCACCGGGCGCGGGCATGCGGTGTGGCTCGTCTCGGACGGCGCGAACTGGTCTCTCGACATCGAGACCCACCCCATCGGAGGCGTGCTGCAGGTCGTGAGCCGGATCACGGTCGCGCCGGCATCCCCCGTGCCCGGCGCCCGCTACATCCTGTCCGATACGCCGACAGGAACGCTCCTGAGCCAGGGATTCGCCGCAAAGGACATTGCGGAGGCCGACGGCCAGGGCGGATGGATCAGGTACACGCCGGCGACCGATTGTGGCTGGATCGCCTACGTGCAGGCGGAGGACCTGAACTACCAGTACCAGGGCACGGCCTGGGTCGCGCTCGTCAATATCACCGCGCCGACAGCGAGCGTGCTGAAACACGCCGTGTGGGAGGACCAGAAGGCCAACGGCACGGCCGGCGGTGCGGCGACATCAGGCTCTAGGCTCGATCGCGTCCTCAACACGGAGGTGGTCAACACCATCCCCGGTGCGTCGCTGGCGGCGAACGTCATCACGTTGCCGGCCGGAACCTATCTCGTCGATGCCGAGGTGCCGTTCCTGGGGACCCAGGACACGCAGGTGTTTTTTCAGTCGACGACCGATGCGGCCGTCTATCTGGCGTCTCCATCCGCGTCGGTCGGGTCGAGCAGCGTCACGACCATCCATCGGATCATCGGAATTCTGACGCTGGCCGCAGCCGATACGTTCAAGCTGCAATATCAGATCAGCAACACGGTGCTGACCAATGGTCTAGGTAATCCGACGTCGTTCAACGAGGGGGTTGAGCGCTACTCCAAGGTCCGCGTCGTCGACATCACCGCGACGCAGGGGCCCCGTGGCGAGATCGGATTGACGGGTGATGTCGGCGCCGGCTATGGCGGCACGTCGACCACATCGCTCGCCATCGGTACAGGCTCCAAGACGTTCGCGACGCAGGCCGGCCTCGCCTATGTCGTCGGGAGCCGTATCCGCGCGGCGTCCGTGGCGGCCCCGGCTGTCGACTATATGGAGGGCGTGGTCACGTCGTACAGCGGGACGAGTCTCGCCGTCGCGGTCGATCTGATCTCAGGAAGCGGCACCGTTGCAGATTGGACGTTGTCTATTGCAGGAGCAAGGGGGCCGGCCGGCGCTGTCGGGTCCTACGTCTCGGCTGCAACCAACCTCTGGCCCGACCCGTTTTTCGACCTCGCCAAGGGCGACAAGTCTTACGTGGTCGGCGGCAAGGCGATCTACCTGCCGGACCACGCGCTGAGATCGTGGGACGCCGGGCACATCAGCTCGTTCGGGGTCGGCGCCTGGCTGCATGCCACGGGTGCCGGCGCGACGCAGGGCTACGCGTGTCATTTCGCAGACCTCTCGCAGATCGGCACCGACGACACCATCAGTCTGGGGATGATCTTCCGGACGGCCGCGACCAAGAACGTCAAATTGGACTGCATGTTTTTCGCGGGCACGCCGGGAACGTGGGTCACCGGCGGCGGCCACGCCACCGGCACCTACGTCACGGGCACCGGCGGCGAGGATCTGGTGGTCCTCAACAATCTGGTGATCCCGGCTGGCGCCACCGGCGTCTGCCTCTACCCCTACTCGCTGTCCGCCGCCGATTTCCGCGTGCTAGCCGCCTGGGCCAACCTCAACGCCGTCGCCGGCGTGCAGCCGCCCCCGCGTCGGCGGCGTCTGTCCGAGCCGAACATGGTGCGCGCCGCGGCAGGCGACCTGCACCCGATGGTGGAGGCCGTCCTCAAACAGCGCTCCGACGTGACCTATGCGTCGCGGTCGGCCGTCAACGCGGCGACGCTGACGAGCACCAACGAGTCGTTCGGGACCATCGCGGGATACGCCGACAGCTACGTGACGCCGGGATCGATCGCGTTCAACGCGGTCCGCATCCTGTCGATCGCCCGCCATGCGGGATCTCCCGAGTGGTACCGCGCGAAAGTCGTCGTGCGCACGCACGCGACGACGCCGCTCGCGGCGAGCTCGACCATCGTCGCGGTCGGCGAGGCGTTCCTCGACCCGGACGCCCGTACTGCCGTCGAGGTGCTGGTTCCGCTTCGCGATCCCGTTACCAACGCGCTCAAAAATGTGACGCAGGCCGATCTGCTCGCGAATTTCATGATCGGCTTCTGGGCTGTGCAGCGCGACGGCACGATGGCCAACGCCGGCTATCCCGGCGCGACCATGACCGGCCTGACGCGGGTGCAGAGCGCCTATACCGAGACGACGCGCGATCCATCGACGGCCGTTTGGAGCAACGCCAGCGGCAACCCCGTCATCGGCATCCAGCTCGAGCAGCTGACGACGCCCGTGCAGGCCTACACGACGCTGCCGCGCGCGGCGCTGTCGTCGGCCCTCGGCGTGCCGCCGACGACGACGCTGCTGACCGCGCCGGCCCCGTGGGAGCCGGTACTGCCGCCGCGGCTCTATGCGATGGTCGGCCGCGAGGCCAACGTCTATCTGGCCGACATGCACTCCGGGGCCGTGCCGCGCGCCTACGACGTGACATGCTCGGTCGGCAAACAGCAGCGCGAGCGCTGGACGGGAACGCCGGTAACGGCGGCGAACGACGTGGCATGGTCCGTCAACGTCTTGGACGCGGATCACGGTAGCGCCCTCGGAACGGCGTCGTCACTCCTGCAGGTGGGCAGCGCCACGGCGGCGGCCGGCGCGGTGCGGCGCGTGCTCTGCATCGGCGACAGCACAACGGCTGAGGGACGCTACACGCAGCGCATGCTCGACATCGCGGCGGCAAACACCGGCGCGGCACAGCTGACGCTGCTCGGAACGCAGGGCGCCGGCAGCAACAAGCACGAGGGATACTCGGGCTGGAATACGTCAAACTTCTATCAGTCCGACACAGTGTCCGGCACCAACAACCCGCTGGTGACCGGCGCCGGTAACAAATTCGACCTCGCCGCCTACCTCACCGCGACGGGACAGTCCGCGCCGCACATCGTTCTCTGGCACCTCGGTATGAACGACGTGTTCGCGGCGACGAGCGACGCGGCGGTCAATGCGATCATGGACACGATGGTCGACCAGCTCAGCCGCATGATCGGCATCACCGCAGATGCGGCCGTCGGCAGCGTCATCGAAAGCTACGCCAACGCGGTCAACATTGTCGCGATGCCGATCTCGCCGGTGCTGACGCAGGACGGGTTCGACGCCGCCTACGGCAACGGCCAGACCCGCTGGCGCTACAAACGCAACATCACGATCTGCGCGTATCGCCTCAAGGAGGCGTTCAAGGGGGCGGAGGCGAGCCGGGTCTACCTGCTGCCGTGGAATGTCACCGTCGACGGCGAGCACGGCTGGCAGACGGCGACGGCGGCGGCCAACACCAACACGGCGATGACCGTCACGCGCCCGATCGACGCGCTGCATCCCGAGAACCGCGTCGGCCAGCTCGGCGGCTACGAGCAGATGGGAGACGCCGCCTACGCCTGCATCAACTGGCTCGTGGCGACGGGGCGTTCGGTCTGAGATTTTATCGCCCTGATGTGCTATGGCCGATTCGGGTCTGTCTCGCGTATCCCACAGACGAGAGAGACACCATGACCGTTACTCTGACGCGGGAGGCGTGGAAGAAATTCGCGCCCAAGTGCCCCGCCAACTACACCGAGGCGCTGTTTGGAAATCTCGACGTTCTGGCCGATGCCGGGATCTTCGAGACTGAGCTGCGCTGGTGTCATTTCGCGGCAACCGTATACGCCGAAACCGGCGGATTCACGGAGATCCGCGAGAGCCTGCGCTATACCAAGTGCGAGACGCTGCGCAAGACGTGGCCGAGCCGCTTCGGGCACAAGTCTGATGCCGAGTTGAAGCCGCTGCTCAAGAACGACGTGCACCTCGCCGACGTGGTCTATGGCTGCTACTCCGGTCGGAAGCCCTCTGAGATCGGCGACGTGAAGCAGGGTGAGGCGTTCGGCTACCGCGGAGGGGGCTGGTTCCAAACGACCTACAAGCCAGCCGTCGCGGCCTACTGCGCCAAACTCGGTGTCGAGCCGACACCGCAGAGCCTCGACGATCCAGTGCTCACGCTGCGCTTTGCCGTGCTCGAATGGACCGAAGGAGACTGCAACAAATACGCGGACGCCAACGAGATCCGCAAGGTCGCGAAGGTGATCAACACGGGATCGGCCACGAACAACATTGAGCCCGTGGGCATGGATCACCGCAAGGCGGCGTTCGCGCGGGCGTGGGATCTGTGGGGTGAGAGCGGCAAGGCCGACGTTCCGGCCAAGGAAGGCATGAGCATCAAGAAAGCCGCAGCGGTTGCGGGCTCGACAGCGATCGCCATTGACCAGACGGTCAAGGCCGTGAAGCCGCTGCTGCCGGACAACGTGACGGATGCCAAAGCGCTGGTGGATCAGGGCGTAGTCCTCAAGGACACGGCCAAGACGGCGGTAGATCTCGGGCATGAGGCCTGGTCGCTCGCCGCATCCATGCCCTGGCTCTTTGCCGCCGCCGTCGTCCTCGGCGCTCTGTGGTGGCTCATCGGGAGGAAGCAGAATGCCTAAGCCGAGCGAGTTGATCGAGCGCGCCCGTGAGGCGCTGCCGCCGATCCCGTCCATCCGCATCGAGGCGGCGACGCAATCGCCCCTGGTGCGCAATCTGATCGCGGGCGGCTGCATCGTCGCCTGCCTGGCTCTGGTGTTCTACGCAGGCAAACGTGTCGAGCGTTCATGGTGGCGTAACGAGATCGCGGCGAAGAGCGCCGCAGCCAAAACCGTGATGACGCAGCTCGGCCACGACGCGCCGGAATTGGATGCTCGTCTCACCGCAGCACTGGGAGACGATCTTGCGAAACTCGCCGAAGCCGAGCGCCTGCTCACCGAAGCCCGCCGCCCGAAACCGACACCTGCCCCGAGCGCTCCTGTCGATCGCTGCCGCCTGCCTGCTGAGTGCCTGCGTTAAGGACCACGTCGTCGTGCAGCCGATCATGCCGCCTCCGGTGGCGGATCAGCTCATGGCGCCGGTAGGCAAGCCGTCGTGTGCGCTGCCGGCGGACGCCAGCTACTCCGGCGCTGAGATCAGGGCCTCGATCGAGTGCTGGCGCGCGGCGTGGTCCGTAGCAGCCGGGAAGCACCGTGCTCTTGCCGAGGCCGTGAAGCTCCGAGAGATCAAGGTCGCAGAGGCGGTCAAAGCGGCGGTGCGGTGATGGATGTCCGATCCCACAAACTACATCCCGCCTATTCGTTCGACGGGTTCGAACTCGCTCGAAGCCAGGATCAAGGCCCTCGAGGTCGCCCAGGGCTACGACGTCCGAGACATGGGATACCTCTGGCAGGAGCTGGAGGACCAGCACGCGGCGACGAGCAAGCGCCTAGCCCACGCGAACGCGCGCATCTCGGCGCTGGTCGAGCAACTGGCCTCTGCCCAGCAGAAAGCCGCCGTGTGGGCCATCTCAGCGCTCCTGTCGGCGGTCGTGTCGCTCGGCCTGATCGTGCTCAAGATCAAAGCTCCTGGGCTCATTCCATGAAGACGGATGCCATTGTCTGGGTGCTCGTCACCATTGCCATTGCCCTCGTCGTCGTCGCCGTGATGGGGTAGTCACTGATGGTGTTGCGGTCGTCGCTCATCCGTGGGCACCTGTACTACTTGCAATCGCGCAGGATGGCGCCCTGTCGCGCATCTGCTAGACGCTCCCAGCGGACAAGCCATGGCCCACCCACTGGCAGCAGCACGACCTTGTGCAACGCGACCATAACGGCGGCGTCCCGCACATCGGCGGGCACCCCGGTTACGCGGATTGCCAGATCGCTGTCTGTGTCATCCTGGCAGCGAGCTAGGCCGCCGCCAGTCACGATCTTGTAGGTCACGGTGCGGTTGCGCCGCGAGCGATTTGGATGATTGCCCATCATGCCGCCTTGGCGATCCTGTCGACCATCTCGATCCGCGTCCCGATCCATCGCATCACGTTGCAGGCCATGGAGTTGCCCAAGGCCTTGTAGCGAGGACCGTCTGCGGCCGGCTTCCCGCGGTAGGTGATCGCGGTGTACCCGTCGGGGAAGCCTTGCAGGCGCTCGCACTCGGTCGGGGTGAGGCGGCGGACGCGCCAGCCGTGCTGCACCGCTTGCGTCGATCCGTCCGTGTCCAGCGGGCCGGTGTGGCCGTGGAACACGTCCGGGTCCTGGCGGGCGTTGAAGGCCAGCGCCGGCGGCCGTGCGCCTTTGGCGAGCGGGTGGCACGGATCGCCCGGCTGCGGGTTGCTGCGGTTCTCGGCGGAGGTGATCTGCGTTTCGTCGAAGCAGACCGTGAGCGGCGTGCGGCGCCCCGTTCCGTCCTCGCTCGCGTCGAAGCCATCGGCGCGCAGGGCATGAGCAATGAGCATTCCGGTTTCGGCGTCTTGCTGCGTTGCTGAGCCTGCAGCCTTCCCACTCGCGCTCAATGTACCGGCGACGATGTTCGCTCCGGGGTCGCCACGATCGTCGAGCCCGCGACGGCGCGCAGCGCTCGTGCCAAGAGTGGCGGCAGCTCCTTGCCCCGCTTCTCGGCGCGGCGCAGAATCCCCGCGCAGGCTCGCGCGCTCAAATAGTACCGCTGCGGCACGCTGCCAGCCTCCAAGACATCCGACAACGAACACACGCCGGCGTCGTTGAGGGACAGCCCGTCCAAACCCGTCCACTCGGACAAACTGAGCGTCCAGCACTCGGTAGGCGAGACCATACCCGCACTCTGCCAGCCCTCCGAGGATGGAGGCGAAAGCTCGCCCGCCGTCCAGCGAGAGCACACCGGGGACGTTCTCCCAGACGATCCACTCGGGGCCAAGGCGCCGAGCAAGGCGGCAAAACTCGAGCGCCAGGTTGCCACGCTCGTCTGCCAGTCCAGCTCGGAGACCTGCGACGCTGAAGCTCTGGCAGGGGGTGCCGCCGACGAGAACATCGATAGCTGCATACTGTCCCTCGCGAATGGTGGTGAAGTCGCCGTGCAAGGGCGTTTCCGGATAGTGGTGGGCGAGCACGGCGCGCGGGAACGCGTCGATCTCGGAGAAAAACGCGGGACGCCAGCCGAGCGGATGCCACGCGACTGACGCCGCTTCGATGCCGGAACAGACGGAGCCGTAGATCATTCCCGAACCTCGATGCCGACGAGCCGCCAATTTTCGACCTGGCGTGCGCGGGCCTCTGCCAGCGCCGGAGTCAGCGTCCAGAGCCGACGCAGCACGGGCCAGCGTCGCATCCAGCGTTAACGGCGCAACTGCCGGCACTTCTGTCATGCCGCCGGAGCGGCTGATTTCTCGACCGGATCGCCGTTCGCACCGCGCGCCGTCCTGATCTCAGCCAATGCTTTCGCGTCGTACTCGCACAAATCCATCGCGGCGACGTCGTTTTCGGTGATCCCGGCTTCGGCCAGGACGTCGCATGCGATGCCGGGCTGATCATGCATGTTCTGCATGGTGCAGCAGGCGAGCAGATATCCGGCTTTGAACGCGGCGGTCTCTGCGGGGCTCATCGGCTGGCACCTCTGTAACGGTTCAGTCATAGCCCCAGGAGCGGGCGATCTCGGCGAAGCGCTGCGGCGTCATCTCCGATAGCGGAGTGCCGATCTTGGCCGGCGTCTCGGACATGCCAAGAGCAGTGCGGCAGCCGGGGCAGTCCGCATGCCGATCCGCTTGGCTCTCAGCCTCGAAATAGTATTGGTCGCCAGCCGGAAGCGCGGGGCCGATGCCGCAAGCGAACCGGCGCTTGCTGTTCAGTTCCTCATGATCTACCCGAACGTGGATCATATGTTGGCAGTCCTCTACAAGATTTGAACGTGCGTCAGGGCAATGCAGTCGCCGGGGATCTTCACGACCGCGTACCCTGCCGTATTGACGAATGCGCCATAGTCCGCGACGACGGTATCCTCGAAGCAGTCGTCCAGCCAACGGGCCATCGGGTAGACGCGAATGCGTGTACCCGGCTTGTGCGCCGCGTTGAAGCTGATCGCCATCTCCTCCTGGTACGCATAGCGCGTGTTTCCAGGCTCGCGGCGGTCGAAGAAGCGGCGGAAGTCTTTCGTCTTGCGCATGGCAACCTCGGATGATGCGCCGGGGAAATCGCGCCCCGGCCCGCGCCGTCAGGTAGACATTTAGAATGACCGTCTTGGACGGCGACCATCCAGTCATGTGGAATATGTAGCATTTCACTTGCCGCTTGTCCAGCAGTCATGTTAGCAGTCGTCCACAGCAAGATTTCGGACGACATGAAACGCGCCATCGACAAGCCATCTCTCGACTACTCCGGCATGAAGATCGGGTACGCCCGCGTCTCCACCGACGATCAGTCGCTTGACCTGCAGGTGAAGGCGCTCAAGGCGTTCGGCTGCGAAGATGACCACATTCATCGTGAGCAGGCATCCGGGGCATCAACGAAGCGGCCGAAGCTCGACACGGCGTTTCAGGACGCGCGCCCGGGCGACACGCTGGTCGTGTGGAAACTGGACCGCCTCGGCCGATCCATGATCGACCTGCTACACCGCCTGCAAGACCTTGACGCGCGCGGCATCGGCTTCGTGTCTCTGACCGAGCGCATCGACACCACAACGCCGGCCGGACGGCTTCTGCTCCACATCATGGGCGCGCTGGCGCAATTCGAGCGTGACCTGATCCGCGAGCGCACAAAGGCTGGCCAAGAGGCGGCGCGCGCCCGTGGCGTCCAGATCGGCCATGAGCCCAAGATCGACATGGCCAAGGCGGCGCAGATGTTTGCGCGCGGCGCCACGGTGCGGCAGGTGGCCGAGCGGTTCAAGTGCGTGCGCTCAGCCGTCTACCAGCGGTTCGATATGTCGATGCGTGATCGGCTGCGCCACGAGTACCTTGAGGCGCAGAGGTTGAAGCGAAAGACGAAGGAGTGAGGACCTTGAGACGAATGAGTTGGCTGGCCCACCATAGCGAGAGCGAACGATTGGCTTCAGAGGCTGAAGTCGCTCTGCGTCGTGGCGACAGAGATGCAGCGAAGGCTCTTTACGGCAAGTCGGCGGCGGAGGAAGTCGCAGCGCTCGCATTTTTGGGTGCAGACAAGCCTCGCACATTGGGTATCACGGCCGTCAGTGCGGCTGCGCTTTGGTATCATGCCGGCCAACTGCACGAAGCCGAACGCGAGGCTCACCGTGCATTGACTCTCCCTGGGCTTCCTCGTTTCGCAGTCGCCGAGTTGAGAACCCTGTTGCAGTCGATTTGGAACGAGTCTGCGCAACAAGCGGCGGGGCTAACGTTTGTCCCTGGTCAAGTGCTCGTTTCGGTAAAGGGCGGGCAAGTACTGCACGGAGGAGAACAGATGAAAAAGAACATGTTTGCCTACACGGCCACCAAGCCGAGCTATCCCGAGTACGCATCGCTCAACAAGTGCCAGAACGGCGAGATAGAGTTGACGGTGCGCGGCGAGGCTAACGAAGGGCAGTGCGGCGATACCGTCGCGCTCGTCCTGCCAAGGAAGGCACTGCTCGATCTGTTCGAGGCGCTTCGTGAGGAACTCACGCCGCCAATGATGAAGGCCACAGGTCAGTCAATCTAGTGACAGAGGGTAGAGCAGATGCGTGAGCTTTGCCGATTATGCAATCTGATGGCGCCCACACGATGCGGCAATTACGTCGAGGCAGCACGGTGCCAATGGTGGCGGAGACAGACAAATGACCGAAGATCAGATCAAGCACATGGCCAACCGCTTCCTGATGTGGAAGCTACCGCAGAACTTCAACCCGGACGGCGGGATCAGCTTTGAGCGGATCGCCAGCAAGGGAACGCCTCATGAGTTCGTTCGGAAGCCTGTCGGCACGAACCTGATCGGCTACACAGAAGCCGTGGAGATGGTCCGACACATGATCGAGGGACTACCGAGCACGGCTACAGATCGAGAGTTCGCCACGCGCGGTGCTATCGCGGCTGCGATGATCTCCGGCGAGGCCGGATGATTGAGGTCGGGGACAGGGTGGAGAAGGTCAAGGGCTATCGCTGGCCCGGCGTCGTCGTGGCCGTGTTTATGACGACGTCAGGGCACACGCGATACGTCGTCGAGTGCACGGTGCCAGAGGTGGCCGGAGCACTGCACATCTACGCGCCAGAGCAGATTGCGAAACAGGAGTGAGGCCAGATGGCTACGCATGCGGCCACCGATAAGCTGCCGAAGGTGCTCGCGTCTGACCGGGTGTTGAACGTCTACGTCCATCCGGACGCGATGATGACGGTCCCTCGGTCGGAGTGGATGTGGCTGCTCAATTGGACGGATGAGCCGGAGCGCGGCACGCTTTGCACCGACCGCCAGATGGCGGTGGGAGTCTGCGAGAGCTACCGCTACCTGATTATGGAGTGCACGAAGGAAGAGGCATGGCACCGCATCCAGCAGATGCGGCGCGCTGTGAAGGCTTACGACAGACAAGATGATCAGGAGTGAGCCTCGCTGTCAGCAGCCTGGATGATCTTCTCCAGCGCCTCGTAAAGGGCGGGAGACGCCGCGATCTGCCTTGCATCCTCAATCGGGAGATTGCCGGCAACGAGGTATCCTCCA